TCGTGTCGCCATTTATGCTCACCCGTTGGGGTATCTGAAGAGAAGGGAGGGGCTTTCGAACTCGTAAGCCCAGGAGACAGCGTACATCTGGTTCCCGAACCTGCCGATCTTGCTGGGCGTGCTGTACGTGATGCGTCTCCGCTCGCGATGTTCCGCCGAAGGGAATGCCGGGCCGGGGACCGTGGGCCATGTGCTCACCCCGATACTCTGGCCCTGCTGCTGGCACGTGTAGGGCGTCTGCTGCCTCACGAGTTGCTCGACCGGCGGGCCGTACAATGTCGGAATCACAACCTTCTGCTGACCCCCGCCACCGAACGTAAAGGTTTCCGAGGTCGAGTAGACGCCCAGGTCTTGATTGTACTCGGCTTCGGCTTGGATCGTGTATGTGCGGAACGTGACATACTCGGCACCGTCCCCCGTCGGGTAGGACAGATCGAGGATCTTGACGCCCGTCCGGCTGCCAGTGTTCCGCATCGCGTGCCGAACGGTTGACCCGTCCGAGTCGTACAACACCAGATCCAACCCATCGGCACCGTATGCCGATTCGAGGACGACAATCTTGGTGGACAGGTCGGACACCGAGGAGCCCTGCAGCATCCCCTGGATTGACCACGACGCGACGTATCCCGATCGAAGCCCGATCTCGTTGAATGTCGGCCGCTGACTGATGCTGATCGTGACTTCGTTATCGGCGTGCGAGTAGCTGCCGTATCTCAGAATCATGGGGCCACCCCCTGCCGCCTCAGTTGTGCCGCCTCATTGGCCTGTGCGTTCATTTGCGCTCTGATGCGGTTGATCGTGATCTCTTCCAGCTCCTTCACGAGTGGGGCGATCCGCTCTTCTAACGCATCGGCCAACCGTGACGGGTCAAGGTCGACTGAAATCGTCTGCTTGATGTCGGCTGAAATCTTCGCTTCGGCCTCGGCGATCTTCCGATCCAGCCCCAACAGCTTGACGATCTCCGCGAACCCGGCCGCATCGGCCCCGGCCTTCGCCTGCTCAGCCATGATCCCGCGAAACGCGACATTGCCCCGGGCGAACTTCAACTCCTCGCTGGTCAGCTGCCCCACACCGCCCGGCCCCGCCACCTTGCGGGCAATGTCCAATGTGGCCTGTTTCTCCCTCACGTCCATCAGCCCGAACTCTTCGCGGGCTGCGTCGATCCGCTTGCGGGTCTCTTCGATCAGATCCCGCTCGGCCTTGGTGCGTTCGAGAATGATCTGGTTGAGGCTGCGCTCGTTGTCCAGCCGGGATTGTTGGACGTTGGCGAAGCGTTCTTCCCGTGCACGGGGTGTATTGCGTTCTGACTGCGCCCGCTTCTCTTCCTCGTTTCGAAATTGCTCGAAGAACCCGACATTAGGGAACACCTCTGCCAACGCCGCGTAGAACTGCCTGCCCGGCTTGGCGAATGTCTCCTCGCCGCCGCCTGCCAGATCCTTGATAACCTCCGAAACGCCACCCAAAACCACCTTGGGTGCGTTGAATGCCGTGATGGTGGCAGAGGCAATCGATAGGAATTTGTTTTCCATGCCCCCGCCGAAGAAGCCTTTTCCTGCTGCTGCCGCTCCTCCTGCTGCTCCTGCCGCCCCACCGGCTCCCCCGCCTGCCGCCGCCTTGGCTTGCGCTGTGGCTTGCGCTGCTGTCGCCGTGGCGTTTTTGATCTCTTTCGCGAGTGCTTCAACCTCGATGATGACCGGTCCGCCGATCCGTCTCTGGCCCGGCCGCCTCGCGCCAAGCCCACCGAAGTCACCACCACCACCGCCGAACCCGCCGCCAGCCATCATGCCACGCTCTGGCACGATCAACCCGCCCCTGTCGATGAATCTCCCGAAGCCCCCAGCACGTTGCAGGCCACCGCCGACGCCCTGCGCCACGGCAGCCGGAACGATCAGCCCGCCGCCAACGTCAACGGCCCCAGGAGGAACAGGAACCCCACCGCCACGCCGACCACCTCCGCCACCACCCTGACCAGCCCCTGCCCCAAAGCCTTTCCCGGTTTTCCGATAGAAGGTGTTATAGGCCGACTCGACCCGTCTCAGGCTGTCGATGTAAGCCTTCTCAACCCGCTTGATCTCGGCCAACTGGCTGTCGACGTGTCGCTTCTGTGCGCTCCTTAGCCGTCCGAGGTGTTGCTTCTCGGCCTGCTCAATCGTCTTCTGGATCGCAGCAATGTCCGCTGTGATTTTCTTCCGCGCATCCGCCGATGCCTGGAAGTCCATCCGCACTTTGATCAGCACATCGGTCGAGAGATTAGCCACGACGTCCCCCGATCAGTGCACCGACTGGACCAGCGACACGCAACGCCAGCTCCATCTCCGCCGAGTCGCTCGCCTGCCTGATGATCGCCGCGTTTCGCCTCACGATTGGATCGTCTGGGAACTGCCCAACGGCTCGGCACTCGCTGTAATGCTGGTACGCCTGCCAATTCTGATCGGTCAACGCTCGGGATTGCTCGGGCGTCCCCTTGGGGCAGCCGTTCGCCCGGGTACGACATGGCGGGAGATTGCCGACGGGCCGGCGCACCGGCTCGCCTCGGCTCTTCATTCGCTCCCCCGTCTTCTCGTCGTACACGTACGCCTCGCAGTCCTGGCAATCGCGGTGGGCTACCTCGGGGTGCAGGATCGTCAACCGCACCCCCTCCGCTAGTTTTTTGCCGTGTCTCCTGACTCCACCGCTCCACAAAGCAGCGTCCACAGCTTCAGCACGAGGGGATTCACCAGACGTTTGACGCTGTCGACTGACACTGGCACCGCCTCACCGCTCGGCCCTGCGATGTTCCATGATGTAACTTTCGCCGCGATCAGATCACAGACCAGCCGTGTCCAGCCCGCTTCGTCCAATCCTTTCGACTTGGCCAAATACTCCGCGAAGTCAGCCGCCGCCATCGGTCGATAGGCAAGCTGGATCTCGTCCCACAGTTCACACGCTGGAATCGTCGTCTCGCGGGTGTAGCCATCGGGGATAAACGGGGAGGGCATCGTGTCGCCTTATGCTGTGCTGTCGCTGGTGATGACCAACTCTTTCGTTGCTCCGCTGCTCCGGGCCGATCCCGACAGCGTCAACAGGATCTCCCCCGGACCACCGACCACCGGGGAAGCATCCGGCAACATTAGGGCTGCCACTGCAAATGTAATCGATCGGTTGCCGTTCGTCAGTACGAAGGTAGCCGCACTCGCCCCGCTCGCGTTGATTCCATACAGATCCACCTCATCCGAGGTATACGGCACCGTCAGCGAAAGGGTAACGTCTCGGCCTTCCGTGTGGATGTCGGTTGCCGTCTGAGAATTGGCAAACCGGCTGTTGATCCGATTGTCGATCGTGAGTTCCCACTGCGTGACCGTCCGCGTCGTGCCCTCGATAGTGCAGACGGCATCCGACCAGACATAGGGAGGATCGGTCGGGGCGGAGATGCTCGGGAAGGCAGTCGCCGACACAACCTCTGTCTTGCCAGTAAACTCACAGTCGAGTTCCAGCGGACCGCCAGCACTGGCCCGGAAGGTCGCTCGTCCGATCTTGCAGCCGCCGTAAACGAACCGCTTGGCAACCCGATCGATAAGCACGTCGAACGCTGGGAGAGTCTCCGCAAACGCGAAGACATCCGTGGATTCGTTGGCCCCCATGATGCGTGGGAGAATCAAGTCCAACATCGAGGGGGTAGCGTGGAACTGGATGCCCCCGCTGACCCGATAGATGCTGTCCCGTGCTCGCTCAATCGGGATTGATCGCGTCCCACGAATGCCGTTCGTCTCGACGATCTCCTGCTGCTTCCGCAAGCTCTCGCTGATGAACTCGAACGACTCGGTGTACGATCCGACCGCTGTTCCAGTCGCCGCCATCGACAGGCGACTCTGGTGCCCCATGCTCGCATCAGCCATTGCTCAAGCCCTCGTTGAATTGAGTCGCTACGGCTGCCGCCAGCCGGTTGCCAATCTGTGACACCACTTGCCCATTCACGCCGACATGCGGACGGGCCACCATTCGCGGTGAACCGTCCTTGTTCTTGGTGCCTGTCTGGTGGAAGTGGGCGTATTCAACCGATGTCCCGAAGGTAAACCAGTTGTCCCCGGTCATCCACACCGTATCTTCTGTGCCCTGCGGGGTGGTCAAGGATTCGAACATCCGCCCGGTATCGACCAGAATCGTCGAATGCCCTTTCGCCTTGATCGTCGACGGGGCCAGAGGGGCCCACGCCACGCCATCCGGGCCGCGTTGCTCGCGGTACATCTCACGTTCAAACTCTTGCACGAACCCTATCGATTCATCAAGGGCTTGAGTGTAGATCCCGTTTTCGGCGTGCTCGGCCGCCTGAACCACCCACTCGACCATCTCGCCCAGGCTGTCCAGTGTGGTCACGTCCGGCCCTCGCGGTTGGTGATCCGCAGAACGAACCCCGAGACGAACAGATCCCGGGCGAATGCCGTCTGATCGACGATCGCCAGAGGCTGCACTGCCATCGTATAGCCCCGCGTCGAGTCCAGCCGCTGGTTGCTGAACGCCTTGCGGATCGTCTCACGCCACGTCAGCCGCTGATCCAACCCCAGCCGTTGCTTGTCCATCGGCTCCTCTGCGTCGATCCGCAGCGATGCCACGAGGGCCAC